GTCCATCTTAGTTAAACACCCCCGCTGCGTCCATTGCATAAGATAAGATTATTAAAAATACAAAGAATTTAATTGGGCTGGTGATTGACATTGTTACTCCTTCATCTGTAACTGTCTTATTTGATATCATCAGCATACCATTAATATTATCATGGGTCAAATATTTAAATTTTCCTCTTTGGTAATTTCCATTTGTTCAAGGCCATCTATGCTGAATCCCAAGTCACCGATTTCGCAGAGAAATCCACAATACGTAAGTCTCAGAGAACTGGTTGATTTAGATGAGCGGTATTGCAATCCACAATTATCGCATTCGGAAAGAGCTTCGCCCTCGTCATCTAGCACGGTCAGCGGAATTTTGCTTATTGCAGGCTTGACTTTTTGGTTAGCCGCCACAAGGTCGTGCTTCGCCGCTACCATCTTCTGTTTGAAAGCTTGAACCACAAGCACAACTTTTAGTTGCATTTGGATTATGAATACTAAATCCACTTTTCATGATGTCATCGACATAGTCAATTTCAGCACCTTCGAGGTGTACAGCACTTTCAGGGTCAATGACTATACGGACATCATTTGCTTCTAAAATAATATCATCATCTTCAGCAGAACGTGCCAATCCCATTCCATACTGATAGCCAGAACATCCGCCACCTGCTACAAAGACTCGTAGTGCACCATCTGGAAGTTCACGTGAAACCATTAATTCACGTGCCTTTTCAGCCGCTAATTCTGTAATAGTAACTAATTGTGTTCCTGCTTCTACTGACATATTCTATTATACTTAAACTGTCAGAATATCTTCAAAAGTAATTTCATTTAGTCAGGAATAACTAAATTGTCTACCGCGCCAATAGCAGCTTTAGAGAACTTCCTAAGTTCCTTAACTATAACTTTCTTCTCAGCATTAGTTACCTTGCCATCTTTAAGGGCAGCACCAATACTTTCTAATACGTCTACACCTTCTTCAACAACAGCCTTTCCATCTTCCTCCAAACCTTTGTTGAGAGTATAAAACGTCGTGGCTAAACTCAAAATCTTAAATATATTCATTATATCTCCTAGTTCTTCCAGCTCTATGATAAATCATCTTCGTCTTCTGAACAATCACAGCTACCTTCTTCTCTGGCAGTATCAAACAGAATCTCTGAGTTCTTTAATTGTTCTCAGGGCATCCCGTATTAAACGCCTGGCTGCAAATAATAACGGCGGAATTGCTATCATGACCGCAATTACTACCTCCATTTCTACATCTATTCCAACAGAATTAAGCAAAGCTAAAATACCTCCGGTCGAACCAGTTGCTGCGATTTCCGGTCCTGCTTTCTTTAAAGTTCGATTAGGTTTGATGAATGCTGGTGTTGTAGGTAGCTGTTGAAATGCGGTCGGCATTTGCTTTGGTGTTACCTGTTGTGGTGTTACCTGTTGTGGCGGTACTTGGATTGGAGAAAGATTCATTGGTTGCGGAACATACATCATCCCATCTGGCTCAGATGTCTCAATTGCTAATTTCTCAGTGTCAATTGAAGAAAGAGTGTTTAATTTTTCATATCGAGCCACTCTTTTCAAAAAGCCGTCCCACAAATTATTCTCAAGAATACGAGTCGGACAATTCTTACCTGACCAATTTTGGTGTGGTACAATTCCAAGCTTTCCGTGTCCCAAACTACGAAGGTGTGCAACTAGTTGCGCTCCGGTATCCATAACGCGGTCAGTAAAAATGTCCATATCATTGTTAACGCATAGTTCAATTCCAATTGAACTAGTGTTACCTGGGCCATTAGCTCCATCGCCTGCGTGCCAGCATTGACTTGACCAAGGAAACGACTGATAGACCATTGGGTCGCCTTCTGACGTTGTGGAATCGTCTACAGTAACATGCCAGGAATACGGTGCTCCACCTTCACGAAAAAGATAAGCGGCATGAGCGGAGCTGCCCGCGTTAGGATTGGCGGTCTCATGAATTGTGATGTATGCCGCAAGGCCCTTTTCAAAATCTTTATTTGGATGATTATCGATTCGTTGAACGAGTCGTTGTTCAATGTGTAAAGTCATTATTATTTACTCTCCGTGAGGTTTTTAGCTTTTTAAATTATCGATAAGTCCCATATCCACCACCATATCCGGTGTCTTGCGGGGCTTGGATGCGAATTCCCATATCAAGCAGTTGTTCATCCAGCTTACTGATATAATCTGCGTACCAGCCATGGTCAGACATAATGTTTTCCATCTCGTTTTCCATCACGCTTAGCTGAGTCTTGATAGAATTAAGACTGGCTTGAACTCCTCCGTTCTCAGCCGTCATACTGTATAGATAATGGAGTGTGCCTGAATTTGTATCTGACAAATCGTTAAATGCTATATCGATAAGAAGTAATTGCTCTTCAATAGCTTCAATTCTTGGAAATATTTGCTCCCAAAGTTCGTACTCAAATCCATTCAGTCGATTACTCATTTCTGTTTCGCCATATTGATTAGGCTCCAAAAAAACCTTCACGGCTGGATTATTTAGCTGTGCGGTAATTGCTTCAAGTTTTTCTGCATTATCGGAAATGGTTGAATTTAGATTGATAACGTAAACGACCATGCCAAGCAAGATACCTATTATAGGAATCAATCCCCCGATGAGGCTGATGTGTCCAGTTAGTGGGTTCTTTTTTGCGGCGGGCATTCGTTATTATATACCTCTCTTGAATCTTAATTTTTTAGAGCTTCCGCTATCTCATCTCGCTTCTCATCGCCTGCACTTCCATCTGAAAAGTTCTTGTACCCTTGTTTCTTAGCCGCTGCGGTGGCAACAGCAAATGGATTGTCCACCTTTAGGCTAAAAAATCTAGTGGTGTTTCGTTTGTTCCTTTATAATCAGTAGTCTTCTGGAAACATTGTTCACAGGGGCAAGACTCTTTATAAATATGCTTCCCTTGCTGTTCCATCCAATTAAAGAAATCATCTGACTTAGTAACCTTCCAAGTATCATCCCCTCTAATTTTTACTTCCATTGCTTTTTCTTCAGCAATTCTTGAGAGAACGTCATTGAAGGAATCGGTTGAGGTTAGAGCAGATACAGGAGTCTCAGTTGAGTTTGCTCCTTCCTCTACGCCACGTTTTGTATATTGTCCTAGTTGAGGCGTAGTTAATGCGTCATCATAATGACGTTCAGCTAAATTTTGCCCAGCTTCATTCACCACCCACGGTTCTTGTTTATGTCCCATAAGAGAAGGGTCTTCCTCAATTACTGGGGTATGCCTAGCATACTCTGGTTCCAACTCGGCTGGAAATCCAAGCTTATCTAAAAGCTTATGATGTTCCTCTTGTCGGGCTTGCGTATTAGTTAGAGTAGGAAATGATGCTCCATACTCAGAACCTTCCACATTAACAATCTTTTGTAGGTCTTTATCACCTTTAACAAAATTCATAAAGGACTTTGTGAAATCTATATCCCCATCAGATTTGTACATGAGTTCTACTCCTTGAGAAACATCGCAACCACAGGTGCATGAATCCTCTTTTGAAATTAAACAACTTCCATCAATACAAGTGGAGGTCGCGCCTTCGGCTTTGATGATGTCAAAAGAAGCCGCCTGATTAACTCCCTTCTCACACACAGTAACTTCTGCTAATTCAAGTTCATCTACTTGCATTACCTCTTGAAGTCCCTTTTGAATGGTCTGGGTTTTTAAAGCACTTCCTGCAATGCTATAACTTTTAAGTTTGCCATTATGAATTTGTTCGGCAACCTTCTGAGAAATTTTTGTATCATTTCTTAATTCAGTAATGAAGAACAATCCTTTTTCATCAGTGCCTGACTTGAAGATTTGTCCACCTTTACTAATGTATGCAGGTAATGCCCAACCTATTTGAACATCAGAGTGCAATACCATTGCGTTCCTAGTTCTAAAGTTTGCCATGTACTTTTGAAATGCTTTATCTAAAGCAGCAGTTGTAATCAAATGACCTTCTCTATCTACTAATTCAATAGAGGCAGGTCCTCCAACTACAAGATTGTCGTCATCACCAATTCCCATTTTAGATAGGGCGTTAGTGTATACCTTATTGTCGGGGTATGCCCTGGACAATGTTAGTAGTTCAGCTGGACTTGAAATGCCCGCTTTATATAATCTCTTGTATTCATTAAGAGCACCTTTAATATCTTTAAGCGTAGTTCGTCCATCAGTTGCCTTTTCAAGGAATGAAACACTACCACCTTCATCTGAGTCAACGAAAGTTTCCATGGTTAGTTCTTCTGGAGCAGGGACAACTGTATCTGTGTTGGTCCAGTTAGAGGGGCTTGGAATTGTTCCTACTGGAGTTTGAATGGTTTGAGTAACCATTAGCCATTAACTCCCCAGATTACTCCACTAACAGTAGGAGTGCCTGAAGCAGATATAATAGATACATTATTCCTAAAATCTAGAGGGAAATTAGATTCATAGGTGGCTCCTGCTAATACAGATATGCCCGTACTAGTGGAAGCAGTTGCATCAAAAGCTACATATACAATTTCAGCCGCGTCACTTGATTCATTCTTAATCTGTATACCACGTATAGTAGACATGGCAGGACGCTTTCTAGAAGTAGAAGCATTAGCCGTTCCCGACCATTCATAATTTAATCCAGACGTGCCATCAACATAAGTAGACACGGCATTAGTATCTTCCCGTACTTCAAACATAATC